GCAAGCTCAATCATTTCATCAAGGGTGCTTTCGCCCTTATAGATTAAATTTCTAAGAGTTTGCCTTGCCAATTGATAATCATCTTCTCTATCTAAATTTACATCATTTTTTGGTATATCAATAGGCATAGAATCAGGTATAGGTTCCAGATCAAATAAGGAATCTAATTTAGGATTACTTTTCATCAAAATTCCTCAAATGTTTCAATAAATCCAGTGTAAGAATTTAGATTGGCAGTTGCTGGGTCAGGTCTAACTGTATACGACTGATCTAAATTAGTTAATGCTGCATTACTATATGTATTAGCAATAACTTTCTTAATAATACCTTGTTTATTAATTGGTCCATAGAAATTCAATTTCATAATAAAACTAAGTGTCCATATAATAGATCTTCTAGAAGAATATTCACCCTCATACTCATCGTCATACTGAATCGCATCTAATATAATAGGCAAATCGTTTTTAATATCTAATGCGGGTATTGCCTTCAAAGTTAAATTATAGTCTGGATTAAAATATGGTAAAATTTGTTCTATGACTTGTAATCCATCATCTTGATTTTTAGCATACAAATATAAATTTACATTGATATTATAGGGTGTAGGTGCATACTGTGCAGATATAATACTAGCACCCGAGTTTACTGATCTATTTTGTTGTATTGGGCTTATTTTTCTATTGTAATCATACTGCATACCCAACATTTCAAATGACATTCTCGGTAAAATTATTTGAACATTTTTATTGTCGCTATCGGGTACTTGTGCAATTCTTTGTATAAATTTTTGTTTTGGTGCATATGCCAAAGGCACTCTGATACTTTGCTGTATATTATTACTGCTATCAGTTCTGACAATGTAAATATTGTTGAACATATTACCAAAAGCAACAATCGCTTTTCTAATTGTTCCCCAATAAAATCGTGTATCTAACATTATTTGAATACCTCACCGAAAGGATTTCTTTCAGTAAAATCTAAAATATCTTCTATATTAGTATCAAAGTCTTCATTATCTGCGTTTGAATCTATTTCTCTTAGATCAAATGATTCAACCAGTAACGGATTAAATGAATATTCTTCTAATAATAAAGGTTCGTCTGTTTCTAATTTTAACTCAAATGATCTAATATCTTGCGTAATTCCATCAACAATACCATCAATTTCTTCAATACCTGTATCAACAGTTTCACTTGAAAACTGATAAAGTTCGCATTGTAGAATGAATGTATACAATTTACCTATTTGGTAAAAAGGAGTTCTGCTTTCAACCTTTCGTATTTCAAAAAATGATTTTGTTAATGGAAAATATAATAAGTCACCTTCAGCTGGTCTTGATTCTAATATAGTATTTCCGGTTCTTGATACTGTCTCTAACCAACGTTTTCTTGAAACAACAAAATTAGCAGTTTCTCTTATTTCCACACCAAATTTGGATAATAGTTCACCTTCACCCTCGAACCCCTGAACATTTTCTAAATACATTTCAAGAGGATATGCGTGTTCAAAACTGTTCAAAGGATCTTCGCCCAAAATAGGATCCTCATTAACCTTTTTTCTAGGTATATAATAGATATCAAAACCATAAATCTTCAAGCATTCTATAATCAAATCTTCATAGATATTCTGTTCAGTATTCCTACCGATAGATAATCCACTCTGAAAATAATGATTTGTTGCCATTTCTGCCTTTTTCTATTGACTTCTATTGTCTAGGAGTTTATACTTGCTATGTGGTGTATGATAAATGCTAATAATTAATTATCCAACAAACATATCTGGTGGTAATTCGAATCTATTTTGTAGTTCTTGTTCAATATCCTTAATTTCCTGTATTGCTTCTTGATATAAAGCATCTCCATTAAGAGTTACTCCGCCAGGAAGTTGAACACCGCTAAATTTTTTAATATTTGTTGCCCATTGTCTTTTTATATATGCAGTTGCTAATTCTTTTAGAAGTCTATCATTATATACATCGGTAAAAACATCTGGATCTAATATTCTATAACATTCAACAATTAAAAAATCGCCTTGAGAAACATCTGCTTGCCAATCCATATTAATATAAAGTCTATTCATATGACGATTAAATTGAATTGGTTTAACACCTATCAACAATTGACTTATTAATTCCAAGTGGGATTTAATCTGTGTATAGTAAATTAAATCTGTTGATAGCAAACTATACAAATCATTAATTAGAATCTGGTATCTTAAATCAAACATATTCATACCAGTTGTTCTGTTTGAAAATGGTAAAATTCTATTTACACCTACAACCGCATCGTTTAATTCTACGTATTGATTTGATATATTATTTGCTGTTATTTGATGCTTTAAATAGACCATTTCAATCGCATCATAATGAAATTCTCTATAATATTGAAATGCCTCGTCTATTCTATCCTCAACCTGGTCTTCATCAACATTTATTTCTATAACAGGAGCACCCAGTGCTCTCAGACAATAATCTTTTAGCTTTTCTCTGGATGTTACAGTAGCCATTATTTTGTTACCTCGGGATTAACTGTTACTATTCCTTCAATTATTCTGTGCACTATAACTACATTTGAAGGTGTTTCATCTATAAAAAATCCATCAATTGTTACATTTGCATTGCCGTAAATTTCGACATCATATACATACCTACCCGACTTTATGTTTGCAGTCTGCGATGCAGATAAATTTAAAGAAATATTTCCATTTGCAGCTGAAACAACATTTGCAGTAAAAGTTATAGCATTGGCACTGCTATAAGATCTACGCATTTGTGCTCTTACTTGATAACCTGTAATATTTATAGGATTTTTAGAATTATTGAGATGTTGTATATACTCTACAAATGTTGTACCTTGATCTAATATTAAATTTTTTAATTTAGCCATTTGAAGGTTCTTTTATTTCTAGAAAAAACAATGCCTTATGCATATATTGAGATTCTATTTCTATATAATATTTACCTACTTCAGTAAATGTTATTTCGCTTATATTATCAGTTGGTTCATTATTTATTATGACTTTAGAATACAAAGGTATATTTTTTATTGTATTATTTTCTAAAATTGTTGGATTTATTTCTTTTTGTACTATTTCATCATTTTTTATACAATTATTTTCAATATCAATATGTTCAATATTAGAATACTGCATAATTTCGCAATTTTCGGGTATTTGTAAATATTGTAATAAATGACTTTCTGTAAATCCTTTTGTTAAGATATTTCCAAATTCTTTATTATAAATTATATAACTAATATATTCCATTTTTAATATCTCCTAATTTTCATTTCAGTCATTTCACTAGTAAACACTGCAAAGTTGCCAGGAATTCCTGTATCATTATCATATGAAATATTATTAACAATTACTCTAACGGAAGTTGCTTGTAAAGCAAAATTGTATGTGCCAGAAGAATTTATAAAGGTTGAAATATGGCCTGTACGCTCGTCTCCTAAATTTGGAACTAATATACTAGAACTTATATTAAGTTGACCGTAATGACCATTATTTGAAGGGGGTCGTACATAAGAAGTATAGCCATAACTTACTGTATTTACAGGATTGTATACTACTCTGTATAACAATACATAACCTTCGTTTGCACTAGTTGCAAATGTATTTTGTGATAATTTGTTTCTAAAATATATTTCTATTGGATAATTGTTAACTACAGTGCCCAAATCTAAAGCCATTGTCATTATTGTATTCCATGATGCAACTGCCCCAAATCCGCCGCCTATAGGAGAATAATTATCTGTTAACAAATTATAATTAGCTAAATCAGTGGGGTGATTTGGTAATGGCCAACTATATCCTGCCTGAACTGAAGAAATAAATCTATGTATTTTTGGTATAGCAACTCTGCCAACACCGACGGCATATGCAAATTTAGGTGAGGATACTGCATTAGATACAGATGATGCCAATTGTGTAACAACATCAGATGCTAATTTACTATAAGTTACATTGCCATCACTTATTTTTTGAGTGGTAACTGCATTTGCAGATAGTCTATCAGAGACAACTGAATTGTTTGCTAATTTTAATTCAGTTACAGAATAGTCAACCAATTTACTAGTTGTAACATTTGAATCTGCTATTTTTGCTGTTGTTACTGCCCCAGCTGCTATTTTTGCTATTGTTACTGCATCGTTTGCTAGGTTTTCAGTTACAACTGCCCCGTTTGCTATTTTTGCAGATGTAACTGCATTACTTTGTAATTTATTAGATGTAATACTTAAATTTACTATTGCATTAGTATTAACCGAATTATCTGTCATTTTTAATTCAGTTACCGTAGCATTTGCTAATTTTACAGTAGTAACTGAATAATCTTGCAATGCTGCAGTGTATATACTATTCGCACCTATTTGGACATTGGAGGTAATATAATTACCTAATGGTTTATATCCGTCTGAAGTATAAACTAATGTATTTGCCAATGCAAATATATTACCTTGAATTATCAATCTACCTTCAAAATTACCAGTAGTCGGAACATTTGCTACTATTTCTAAACCACCACCGCCCACATTACCAGATAGAACTTCCCAGGATGTCGAGGAATTTTTATAGATGTACACTATATCATTATACATTACTTGTCTACCGTCAAATAAATTTGCTGACGGTAAAGAGGTTACCACATCTACACTAGTAAATCCATTTGCCATATTGGTATAAAATTTTAATATTTTTACCCATGCGGAATCGGCATATATGTACAAAGAATTATCTGGTGTATAATTTACAGTTCTCCCCTCCCATAAATTGTTTGTAGGGAATGTATTAACAATTTCAATGCCTGTGGGGCCATTTGGCATTATATTTTCTTTATATTTTATCCAATTATTGTCTAAATAAATGTACGTTTCATTATCTAAATTATAATGTACAAGTCTACCTTCAAATAATCCTGCAGAGGGCAATGCGCTAACAATAGGAATTCCCAACAAACCGCCAGCTGCGCCTATACTTGATATAGCATTTGTGACATAATTTTTTGTAGACAGTTCTTCACCTTTCCAAGTTATTTCCCCAGTAACTTTTGCAAGTAAATATTCTTGACCATTAAGAGCTAACCCAACAATACCAGGAGAAGAATTATAAAATCCTGTATCTTTATCTGTTTCAAATGAATATGCAGGTATAGAAGCGGTACTTTTAGTGTTTGCTAAGAATTGTCCATTTCTATATAATGAATAAAAATTTTCATTAACTTTTACAAATGCGTCACGTATCGTATCCCCTGTATTTGTATTAGGTGCGGTTCCTACATTTACATTTGATGTATTAAGGTTTGCCATATGTCTACTCTATGTTATTCCTAAAATTGATTTTATTTTTTCAATTTCGCTATTAAGTCTATTTATTTCAGTCAAAGCATTATCTAATTTTGTTTTTTCCATTTTTTTATTTTTATATTCTTGCAATCCTGTTATATTTCTAGATAATATTGCTCCATTATCTTTTTTAATATAATCAGGGGCATCCTCAAAAACTTTATAATCTATCATATGATTGATGTTGCGTATAGATTTTTAATTTTTGGTATATATGGTTCATTCAATGAATAAAATACAACTTTAATTGCATATCTATTGAAATTTTTAAAATTAGATTGTACTGTAGTTCCACCTACTATAGTATTTCCTGTATATTCTAAATTTGGCTCTAATAATTGATAAGATTCTTGCACAAATTCTGTATCGCTTAATCCTACAAATTTTCTAACACCGTTATTAGATATTAATGATAATTTTTTCCAAGGTCTGCTATTCATTGGAACTGTATCGTCAGCAGATAACACTTTTACAAAAACTTCAATATCTGTACCTGTTTTTCTATTTACATCTAAAGTTACTCTAATACCTGTTGAATCAAATCCTTCTAATAATGATATTGTTTTACTAATATATCTTGCACTAGCTGCACCAGAATTCGGCGTTAATTCAGATGTTGCTAAATCTGTTTCGTAAGGATCAACTTCGTTTTGATACGCTATACCTAGTAATCTATCCAAATCTACAATAGGTGTTGTACTAACATCATTATTTGTAATACTTGCTTGTATTAATATGTCCTCTTCATTTGTTACATTTTTTCTTTCATTTAAAATATACGGATTATCTGTTAATATAGAATTAAAAGTTCCAAATTGACCTGTAATATTCTTTAATTTTATTTGATAATTTATATCATGTATACCTTGTAGAGATAGATTTTTTACTGATAAATTAAATTTATCAAAATCGTATGAATCCATTGTTGTATTATTATACAATTCAAAAGAACCTGCTCCGGTCTTAAATTTTGCTCGTCTTAGTACAAAACATAAATCTTCATTTATAATTGGTGCTCTATTTGTAATATTGGAAGGTTTAAATAATGCACCTGTTTTTGTTACATCGTTTCCTTCAAACGGTTTATTATATATAGAGTTAGTTCCGCCCGATGCATATGTTCTAGTATCCCATATTATAGCACCTGAAGTATCAGTTATAGTTGTAGCAAATGCAACATTTTCCAAACTATTTGATACTGTAAAAGATAATATATGTTTGCCTTTTTGTAATGATATAATGGTTGGATCAATTGTTCCCTGGGGATTTAAAGACAATGACCAATCTGCAATATTATTTTTTTCAATAATTTTATTGCCATCAATATACAAAGTAATAGAATTATCAGCAGATGCAGCTATAGAATAATTACCGGTATATGGCGCATAGAAAACTCGTATAAAGTTTGATACTTGTTTTATAGTAAAATT